TCACCTCAGCCTCCACGCGGGCTGATATAAGTACACATCATAATCCACAACTTCATTAACCTGCCCAGCATACGTCGGGTCATTAATTGTCGCTAAAAATCCGTACAAGTACGCTCCCACTGTACCCGCAATTGGCGCTTCTGCGACTCCGGTTGTTGTGCGGCTATAGAGAACGCGATTATTTACATAATCCTCATCGCCAGTATAGCTCCTAACTGCACTCACACCACCATTTGAGCCTACCTGGAGTTGCTTGGCTGAAACCGTCGCACTACGTGTGACTGACTGATGAGGGTCCAATATCCACGGCGCACCGGATCGTGGTGTATATGTTGTTGCTAAACTGAGCTCGCGCAGGTAGCTATATACCGACCCGTATAGCACTCCATTTATAACCAAATTTATATTGATCTCCTCATGCAGCACATTGGTGTGCAAAACATTAGTTTCGTCATAAACCGTCGAATTGCGCTTAAATGTCCATATATATTGGAGCATTACGCCGGACGGCAACGTTGTTGTCGCGGACGCCTTTGTGTAGCCTAAATCAGTTTCGGCGCCCGATAGACTGGACCCACTCTTTGTAAATGTCGCGTGAGATATTGGCCCGAGGCTCGTAAAACCCGGCGGTATACCGAGCCCTGACGGTTGCCCGTTGGTGTCGTAAAACCCCCATGCAGTGGTGTTCCAGCTGATGCATTGCCGAGGGTTTTCGTAAAAACCAATCACTGTCGGCACACCCTCACCCTTATGCAAATCGACAATCACCTTGTCGCCATTTACGAAGGCCTTGGCGTTGCAACTACCATATATAATGCTAGCCCCGGTGTAATGTATTTGCTGTCCAGCGGGCAAGCCAGCGCCTTGCTGGAAGTTAGGCAATAGGGGCTTGTCGCCAATGATTTTGCTTTGATATTTATCGACGTCATACCGGCCGATAAAATCCAGGTCGCAGGTGTTAGCCGACTTATTCAGGTTAGATAGGGTCGCTATGCGGTACATCGGTTTATGCCGCTGCATAGCCGGTGCCATGCAGAGATTGAACCAGGTAGCAAATGACGACGTTGCTAATACGTGCTGTAGTTTTGCTGTCGGTGCGCGGGGCGTACCGGGCAACCATACACCGGTATCGTTGCGGATCTGGTCGGTGATGTTATCGCGCTCCAATAGATAATCGACCTCGATGCTCTCAATGGTTCCTGTCAAATTTTCTTTGTACTCGACACACCAGGCCGTGGCGTCTATGGTACTTGGGCAGTTTTTTTGCAGGTAAGCCTTCTCTTTTTCTAGGGATATTTTTTTTAGTTTCAGCATCGCGATTTCTTTCGCTTGAAGCTCAACGGCGACTTGGGCTTTAAACACCTGCTCAACCAACCCATTCATGACAGATGGATTGCTGACCAGGTCGTAAACGGTCGCGACGGCGGTGTAATCATTCAACGCTGTTTTTGCCCATTGCAACGCTTCGTCCAACGGCACTTTTTTTTCCTGCAATTCGGCGAGTTTATCGGCAAATCCGTCCAGTTCTGCCTGGATTGCCACAATGCGTTGATCTACACGCGCATTGTCAAAATTAATTCGCACACTGTAATGACCAGCACCCAGGCTGGATAAAATCGTTACACTGCCCATTTTATGCCTCAGCAATTTCCATCATTTCAAAGCTGGTATCGACGATATGGGTAATGCCGCCGACAACAAAGGTATCGCCGTTAATCGTTACCGTGTCGCCGGGCCTTAAGCGTGGGTCCAGCTCGCAGCGGTAACGGTGCTTACCGCCGCTCAGTCCAAAATAGGACGGATTTTGCAAGGTCATCGACTTAGCAGTGACCGGCACCATGTTGCCAGTGCCGGATAGCTGCGCTGTTACTCCAGATCGACCGCCGGTTGATAAATCCATTTGCTCTAATAGCACATTAGCCATTAGATAGGTTGACTCGGCCCCGTCGCTTAAAACATAGACCCTGAACACGCGTAATTGACCGGCGGCGCGTAATGCAATATCGTCCGTATAACTGTCTGCGCCCCTTAATACACACGACAGATAGGACACACTATCACTGTTGATGCGGGTCTGGAACGAACTGATCGGTAACTCTAAATCGGGCAGTCCGGCAGCGCCGGTTAGGTAACAGCGGTAGCGGGTAGCGAGCCAAACCGGCGGTATCGGCGTTAGGACGCGATCGGCGAAAATCGACACCTGCCCGACAACAGAGATGATGCTTTGTGTTGGAGTGAGGACCTGCCCTAATTTAAGAGCCGGAACCTGACCGATAACAGAGATACCCCCTTCTTGCGGCCTGGCAAAAACAACATCGTTGGAATGTTTTGCAATTTGCCCGATAACAGAGATGGCGCCTTGTGTTGGTGTGAGAACCTGCCCTAATTTAAGAACCGGCACCTGACCGATAACAGAGACACTGCCCTCCGTGGGCGTTAGGACCCACCCTAATCTAAGAGTCGGCGCTTGCCCAATAACAGAAATACTCCCTTCTTGCGGCTTAGCGAAAAAAACATCGCTAGAATGTTTTGGCACCTGCCCAATAACAGAGATGGTGCCTTGTGCAGGATAAATTTTTGCGCCAGCTTTGATAGCCGGAGCCTGTCCAGTAACAGAAATAGCGCCCTGATTAGCGGTAACAAAAAACGGGATTTGGTTACTATGGGGAAACGGGGTGTTGGGTACTGTGAAATTTTCGGTATACCGGGCAACACCCTTAGTTATCCGAAATTCCTTCAAATATCCGCTAAACGCTGCATTGGCTGGCTGCCCCGTTGCATAACCAATGACTAACGGTTTTGCCCCGCCATACATTGCTGCAGCAGATGACGACCATTGCAAGACACCATCAACAAACCCCAAGCACAGCGCCCCATATTTGACCAGAGCTAGATGATGCCACGCTCCAGTTGAGATAGTTGTAGTCCCCTGGTATGACAATCCTGTTGGACTGACCCCATTGCCGTTGCCTAAAAATGCCCATAACTTACCAGTCGAAGTAATCGATAGGTTGTATTGGGGATAACTGGATCCGCTGACGCCGTCCTTATCAACGATGACTATCGGATCAGCCGACAAAGATGAGACATACGCAAATGTCTCTATGGTCCAATCGCCGGACGTTAAATTAAAGTCAGCGTGATTAACGACGGATAAAAAATCGCCCGTACCATCAAATTTACCGCTATTGCCTCCAAATAAAGTTTGGGCGCTGCTGATCTGTGCATTACCATTTGCCGTTACTGTTTTTGGCGCCGGTGCATTATCAGTAAATACCGTGCTGCCATTGCTGTCGTTAAAATGCAGCAGCAGCGATACATTATTGTAATACTGCTCAGCCATTAAACGGTTTTAATCCAACCGTTAGCCGGCGTATAAACAACAAAATCGGACGCCGTGCTAATGGCCGTTGCGCTGCCGCTGGCCGTATTGAGGTTGAGATAAAACAATAATTTGCCGGTCGTGGCGCTGTAAGTGCCTGGTGTCACCGGCTGTATTGCGATCAAGTACTTAGCCTCTATCGTAACAGCTGATCCGAAATTGACATCGGCGGATTTGTAGCACGTGGTTCCGGGCGTTGTCGTGTTATCGATAGTCAATCCGGTTGCTGAGATAGGCGCACCATCGCCTGCTGTGATGACGTTAGTCAAATCCGTCGTGGTGCTGTGTGTGGCTATGGGTGTGTATCCAGCCCCCGCCAAAACGAACATAATATTGCCGGGGGTAGCATCGTCCCAATCCCGGTTGTCTGTAGAGGTTAGTGTTTTTTCCAAACCGTTGTATTTTACTGCTGAGCCTGCGGCCATAATCCACCTATGTATTGAGTTGTGTTTTAACTAAAAACCTGATTTTTAATCCCTGAGACTCGTCGACCTGTTCGACAACGCCCAGGTAGCAGCCGGTTTTGCAGCTCAATGTTATCAAGCTGTGCCGCTGTAGGGTTGCGAGCAATGCCAAGCGAGACTCAGCGCTTAAATCAGGCACGGATATGATGTACGTGGCATCGCTGACGCTGTAGCCGTTATCGACAATCAGCGCACCGCCGTCGAGCGTGGCGGTGCGGGATACGCGGCGGGTTAGACTCGAAAAGTCGCTTTTGCCCATATCGACCTCCAGGCGATGGTCACCGGAATAATCAAAAAGATAGCTGCATAGACTCACGATCATAGACCCACCAACATCGACAAGCCTTGTTGCGAGGCTTTGATTTGGGTAAATTTTAGGATTTTGTCAAATACCAGCTCCAGCTCAGGAGCCAGGTTGCCGCCGTCAATGCTGATTAACGGCGCACCGGACGAGAGCCGGGCTGTCGTAGCGTGGGCTTGCTCGATGACGGCGTTAGTGAGCTTTTCCTTTAGCTGCAATTCGGTATTAAGCCGCTCTTCCTGCCTTAGTGCTGCGTCTCGTATTTCATCCCTCGCGCCATCCCAGGTATCTGTTTTTCCAAATAATTCCCATAGATCGGTAACGCCGGAAGTTAATGAACTGATGACATCACTAGCGGCGGTGAATGCCGATGCGATACGCTGGGTATCGGCTTCGATTTGCGCGGTTTGCAGGTCGACGTTAGCCCGGACATCGATCTCGTATTTATGATCGGCCAGCTTGGCCATTTCGATGCTGTAATCATTCATCTGTTTTTGCGTTTGCAATAATACGTCTTGGATATTTTTCCATTCTTTCGATCCAACACCTGCGGCTATAGCTGCTTCATTGGTCGCTGCCGCCGTCTTTTTTGTTGAATCGGTAACGGAGGTCAAGCCGTCGTGGACTTGCCACAAGCCATCTTTATAGGTAATCGTGACGTTGTTGCTAGACGCCATTTCCCTGGCTGCATAAGCCTCGGCTTCAGCCAGTGTGCTAAAGCCTTTTTGCGCTTCTTTGGCCGTATCCGAGGCCAATCCCAGCGACTTGGCGACATCATTAACTGCATCGGCAAACCACGATCCTGATTCCGATGCGGACTTAACTTCGGTGTCGTAGTCGCGCACGCCGGTTCCGGCAGCTTCATAAGCGCCGGTTGCGTCATTGAACACCAAGCGGCCTTCATCAACCGCTTTATTGAGCTCATCCATGCTAGATACAGCAATACCGGTGCGGTCGCTTATTTCCGCCAGTCGATCTTTTATTTTTATTTGATTTTCGGCGAGATTAGCAGTCGATTCGGCGACGGTATCCTGTCTATTCTTGTAGTCGTCCCATGCCAATACATTTGCAGTAATCCCGTAAGTAAGACCACCAACGGCGATCAATATAGCCCACAAACCCTCTGCCAGAACAGCGGCAGGAACTGCGCCCACTCCAAGCGCAGAGACTAAAGAGGTTACTGCTGCCGCTGCTTGGGTTCCGGCAATCACAGATAATGCGCTACCGATTGTTTGCAGCGCATCAGCGCCACCGGTAACCGTGCCTTTCAGTGTCTCAAATATTTGCGACAAACCGAGTAAATTACCGACCGTTTTTTTGCTGCTATCGTCCAAGTCATTAAATGTATCGATACCAGCCACAAAACCTTGCACGACAGGCCCCCAGGCATCAATAATGCCGGAGACAACGCGAGTCAATGACTCGAAGGTATCGACCAAAAATTGTATAGCGTGAGCCAGCCCCTCTGGAGTCGATAAATCGATCCCCCCGAACAAGTCGCCAATTTCAAAACCGGCATCCTTGAGCGAGGCGATTAAGCCGGTAAAATCTACTTGCGCCAGCGCCGCCGGCAGGTTTTCGCCGATGCGTTTTAGCAAGGCGGAAATATCGCCATAAAACTCATTAAATGCGGCAAAAACCGGATCGAATGCCCCCTGATCGATTGACAGAGAATAACCGTGCATTATGGCTGTCAAACCATCAAGAATATCGGCCCAGCCGTCTTGCAACGGCTCGCCGACTTTTTGGAGCAGGATTTTAGTGTTGTTTTCTAACCTGATCGTTGAATCTTCAACGCCGCCAACCATGTTTTTATAGTTGTTGTTGAAGTCCTGGACACTGGTGCCCATAGCATTGATAGTGCCGTCAAATTTACCGGCACTGTCGTTAGCCAGAATCAATGCGCCTTTTGCAGCTTCCGAGCTGCTGAACAACGCATAAACTTTATCCGCGCTGCCGCCGGTCGATTCTTTCAATTTATCCATCACGGCCGGCAAGCCGTTAGCTGTAACCGACAACCCGCCCAGGGCTTTAGATAAATCATCGGACGGGCTTAACAGCTCTTTCAGCAGCGCATTAAGCAGCGTCATCGACTGATCGGCACCGACACCGGCGCCGGTTATAGCAGCAATTGCCGCGCCGACGGTCTCAATAGGCACACCGGCAGCGCTGGCCGTGGAGGATACTTTGCCGATGTTATCGGCCAGCGCTTGCATATTAATGTCGCCGTTTTGCACGGTGGCAAACATAGCCGCCATGACCTTTTCGGCGTTGGCGGTATTGGTCGCGCTATCGTCCGTTATCAGGCCGTAGGCATTCATGGTGCGGGTCAGCAACGCGGCTGACGAATCCAACTGAGTGGCACCAACGACTGCGCCTTTTTCCGCGATAGTCAAAATATCCAGCGCTTTAGAGGTGTCGCCAAGGTTTGAGGTGGCGACATACATCGCCTTTTCGATTTGCTCGAAATTGCTCGAATTGGACTGAGCCGCAAACTCTTGAATAGCGGTTTTTAGTGCGGCGACCTTTTCCGGGGAATCATTAACCAAAGAGCCGATTTCTTCGATTTTTTCGCCGAAGCGCGAGGCTTCGTTAACCGAAACAGTCAGCAATGTAGCACCCAACGCCAGCACAGCGGCCTCGGCTGACAACGCTCTTTCGGCCACGGCAGCTAAAGGCGCGGTGACATTTGACGTTTTTTCGACAATATTATTGAGTCCATCGGTAACGCTGGATATACCTTGCCCAGTATTGTCGATAGCGCCAAAGATGATCTCTATTGTTTGTTGTAAATCGGCCATTAACTTAACTACTCCGCTCGTTTTTATCCCGGTAATACAGTTCCCACAGCAGCATTTCCGTTTCGCTCAGCCCGCCCGCCGGAAATTCCGACGGGCAAACCTCGTAAAGCAGCTTGCCGCGCAGGTCGCATAAGGTCATTCGGCTGCGGAATGCACTGCTATTCCACAGCCGGGCTACTTTTTTAAATCGGCTCCCAGCCCGGTCAGCTCGATAATTTTGTTAGTGAGCTGATAAAACTCGACCGGGTAGTTTTCGGCCAGCTTAACGGCCAACGGCTTATCGATGACCGGATCAACCGAGGCTATCACCAGCTGCTCCAGGCGCTTGACCAGCTCCGTTGCTACATCATCGCCAATACCCAACGATGCGCGTATCTCGTCGATTTGCTCGTTTTGCGTTGCAAGGGCTTGGATGATGGTATCGATGCTTTTTTGCCGATTGCTTGCTTCCATCGACTTGGCCAGCTCGTCGCCGGTCAGGTTCCTGACAGTCCAAACTGCCAGAGCGCCGTCGGGGAAAAATGCCTGCAATGCTGGAACAGGGACCTCAGCCGTCCGTGGCTGAAATTTGGCCCGCATGAATGCTTTATCGTCAAACATAGCTATATATCCTGTTTAATTAGTTGACGTCAGTCCGATGAGCAGCAAGACGATCCGGGATCACAACTACTTGAACCGCTGTCGTAGCTGCTGCCGGACGAACTCCAATCGCTACCGCTGTGGTGGCGATTTAAATGGTCGTCATCGTTTCGGCGTGATTCGGTCGACCGCACCCGGATTGAATGCGCGGGTACAGCATGAAGGGAAGCTCGCGAAAAGCAGTGCGGCGCTCTCGGCGTTGATTGAATGGGGTTATCAGGCTTTTGGTTGCGGCCCTTGTAATCACGCCAATACCACCAGCGCACACCAAAGACATAAACAGCCAAAATACAAATAATCGCAATAACGTAGTTCATGATTTATTTTCCTTTAGCTGGACCGGTTAACGCTGGCAGTTTGGGCCGATATAGTCACCTTAACTTTCGGGTGATCGGCAGCGCCAAAGGTGCGCGAGGTGCCGATTTTGCCCTGCGTCAGTACGTAGGGCGCTTTATTGCTGTCCTGGAAATACTTAATCCAGCGCACATCATTAGCAGCCGACAGCAGCGGATCGGTAATGCCGTCTTTGAGGATCGCGGTAAAACCGCCCTGCCCTAATGACTCCGACGAGGTGCCGACCAGGCCGCCATAGACCTTGGTTGATGAGGTCGAGTGCGTGGTTTCGGCTGGCACAAAATCGTTTGCAAACGATTGTTTTGTAAAGATTGGCTCGGCATAAGACGCGTAGACGGCTTTGGCGACGCTACCGGTGTGGATCAACGGCAGGGCCGCATCAAACACAACGGTGCCGTTGGCGTTGTCGGTGTCGAAATTAGGGTAATCGTAGCGCTCCAGGTACGTGCCGACGGACTGGAAGATTTGCGCAGCGGTAATGGGCGCGGCGGCGCTGGTGGCAACGCGCACTTGGGCTATCTCGATGCTGCCGACCGGGATTAATGGCGGCCCACCGGCTACGGCGCGGGTTTCGGAAAACGCCGTGGTCGTGCCGTCGGTACCGGCGACAACGGTTACCGCGCCGGAGCTGTTGATGGTGATCGAGTTAACCTTGCTGACGTTGGTTGCCGGGCGGGTGATGGTTTTATCGATCGCCACGCTCACGGCGGTTTTTTCGCCAGCCAAGTAGCAGGTCAGCGCGGCGACATCGACGCCGTTATCGACTGCCGAAGCCGCCACCGCTACCGCGCCGCCGGTAATGACGCCGTTAGGGCGCACGTCCGGCGAGTTGCCGTCCGATCCGGAAAATATGTCGGCCGATGAGGCAAATATAAGGTGATCGCCGGAGTCGGTCAGCGCCGACATGGCATAGGGCGTTACGCCGGATTCGTAGTAAACGGCTGAGTTTGCGTTAGACATAGTGTTGTGCTCCAGTTAGTAAGTTGGGAGGGTATAAGGGTCGCCGGCCAGCGTTGCATAGCTGACGATAAAAACGACAGATGTGGTTGTGTACTCGCTGCCGGATTCTGGGTATTCCGGCGTTGCCGATTGCCGGGTGATGTTGGTCGCCAAGCCGCCGAAGGTTTTATCGGTGTTGGGGCCGATCATTGTGATGATGATTTCGCCGATTAGCGCGGTGGCAGAGGTGCTGGGGTTGTCGACGCCATGCTGCCAGATGCACTCCAAATTGATGGCAAAGCGGCTGCGCTCTATGCCGTAGACGATTTCTTCGACCTGATCAGCGCCATCCCAGACCGAGATAAAGCGCTCTTTTGTCTCACCGACTGAGCGCTGTACACGCTGGACCGGTAAATTTGATAATACAGCCGCGCGGGCGGTAAAGGCGGCAATGATCTGTTCTCTGATGGTGTCGGTCATTTTTTGAGCACGCAGGTAGCAAATTGGTTGTCGTTAGCGACGATGTCATCAACGGTGTATTTGACGCCGCCAATCGTAAATTCAGAACCAATTTTGAGTCCTGGGGCATCCTGCAATGCAACGTCTATATGCTTGCGCTTGGCTGATATATGCGGCTCATTGGAAAAAACCGGCTCGACATCATCATTCACCATCGCCTTTATTCCGACCGCACCGGACGGGGCGTGATAGGTCACGCTATCACCGAGGGCGGCGGTAAAGGTACTGGCGGGCATTAGGTCGGCGAAGTTCATTGCGCCGCGGCCGCCAAAAATAACGCATCCAACTGGTCGGCCGACCAGCCCATTTCGTCCGCAACCTGCAAGACAAGCGCGTTGTCGCGCAGCAATACTACTGCGTATTCCCACTCGATCTGGGCTGCTTGTGGCATAGT